CAACATGTCCATGGAGGAGCAGCGGAAAATATTCGAGTCGGTTTCCCGTGCCGTTACAGCTTTCGGTATGAGTGCGGAGGACAGCAACGGGGTATTCTTGGCTTTATCCCAGATGATGAGCAAGGGGAAGATTAGTTCTGAGGAGCTTCGTTTGCAGATGGGGGAACGCCTGCCTATTGCTTTACAGGCAATGGCAAAGGCCGCAGGCACCTCGGTTGCGGGTCTCGATAAGCTGCTGAAGGAAGGCAAGCTTATGAGTGCTGATGTACTTCCGAAGTTTGCGGACGCTTTGAATGAGATGATTCCCAATGTGGATACGAATAATCTGGAGACATCCGTCAATCGGCTCAAGAATATATTCACAGAACTTGTGAACAGCATGGATGTCCAGGGAAAGTACAAGTCTTTGGTTGATTGGCTGGCCGGAGCACTGGACTCGTTGAAAGGTAAGATAAGTGGGATATTCACATTCATAATCGGAATTATCAGCGGTAAGTTGCTTTTGTCTGTCACGAAATATTTTACCCAGTTCTGGAAGCTTATAGATACTACCATAAGCAAGAACACGGTTGCTCAGGAGCAGATGAAGAAGGCAACGGAAGCCAGGGTTGCTGCGGAGTTGGCTTATCAGAAAACCTTGGCAGACAATCAGCAAATTGTCGACGGAAGACGCTTGGCTTCAAACAGACAGCTGGCTGCAGCTGAAAGGGCTTTGAATAATGCAAAACTGGCAGAAAAGAAAGCCAACGACATAGCGGAGGCTGCTTCGGCAAATGCCGCGGCTGTACAGACATCAAACTCATGGGCGAAATCTCTGAAATCAATAAAATTAGGTTTTGTGCAATTATGGCGCACCATTACGGGCTTGTTTAAGTCTTTTTTGCCGATAGCTATAATTTCCGGTATATCCGCTCTCATTAGCTATCTAGTTGAGGCTCGCAAGGAAGCCACCCGTATTAAGAACATATTTGCCGACTACAAAAAGGAAGTTGCCGGCGCATTGTCCTCCACTTCTGCCGAGGTGGCGCAATTACGTGTGTTGCAGGGGTTGTACAATAAGGCGGCAGGCAACAAGAAGCTACAAGAACAATATCAAAAGCGCATAGAAGGTATTGTCGGTCAGCAGATAACCAAGGAGCAGAACATTAATGACATAATAGCCAAGCGCATTAAATTATTGGAAGCTACTGCTACTGCTGATTTTTATACTCAAAAGAAAATAGAAACCGAAGAGAAAAATAGAACGCTTGGAATTAGTTCTGGCATCGGAGAACAAAATATAAGGCATCTTGCTACTGTAAAAGAAGAAAGTAGGGGAGAGTATTGGCAAAAGGTAAAGGCTATAACCGGTAATTCTTTTACCAGGAATAGGGAAATAGATAAAATTGTAGATGAATACTCCCAGAATTTAAAAGTAATAGGAGATGTAAACAAACGTTTGGAGGATGCTGTGGAATATGTGGTTAAAAGTAATACACAGACAACAATTATTGATGACTTGTCCGGCTCTAAATCAAAGAAGAAGACTACCCTTCAAAAGCAGCAGGAATCCTACTACAGAGAATTGGAGGAACTGAACGCTGAATTGGGAATAGGTAAGATTACCCAGGCTGAATACAACAAGGCGTTAGGTGAGTTGAATATAAAGATGTATGCCCAGGCGAGGGGTACGAGGGACAAGCAGACCCTTGAAAGTGAATACTACCGGGCATTGAAGACCGCTGCGGATGAGGCCGTATCCAATCGTGATAGGAACGCTGCCCTTGTGGAGTTTGAGAGGGTGCAGAAGGAATACAACGAAAGAGTCAAGGAAGCCCAGAACCAGCAGGCAAAGGGTGTGTTGTCCCAGGAACAGCTCAACAAAAATATCGTTTCCCTTTCAGTAGAGGCGGCTAAGGCTGCTGCGGGGATAAAAGGTATCGGAGACAATGCGGACGGGTTCATAGCGGCCATGCAGTTTAATGCCCAGGCGTTCGCCGCTCCTATCAAAGTTAAGCCCAGAGATACGACTTTTGACTATAAGAAGACTCAGGCAGAGATAGCCCAAGAAGAATTGGATAAGGCTAAAGAAATAGCTCAAGCATATAAGGAGTATGCGGCAAGTTTGGGTAAAGATTTGTCAGATGAATTGGCAAACGCTATGGCAAATGTGCCGGATTTGGAAAAGAAACTGAAAATAGCACAAGTCAAGCAGGACGTAAAGGATTTCACGAAAGAACTGAACGAGGGATTATATTCTGGAATTAAGGATGTGGCAAGTTCTTCCGACCGAGTTGTAAGTGCATTTGAAAACTTGCGTGATGTAATGAATGACGTTGATGCTACTGCTTGGGAGCAGATAATGGCAATATGGAATGCCATGACAAATACTGTGGATTCGATATTGTCAGTTATACATACCGTGGAGTCAATTGCACGAATCAGTGAAAAATTATCAGGGGCAAAGGAGCAAGAATCGCCGGAGGAACACGCGACTAAAATTGTTGCTGCAAAAGCGGCAGAGGTTGC